CACCAGAGCCAACGCCTGTGCCAAGCCCTGCCGCTAGACCTACTGAGCTAATTGACCCACCAACAGGGGAAGCGGTAGCAGGCAGCTTTACTGAGCCGCCTGATATTGATGATTTAGATGCGCTGGCAAAACGGTTTGATTCCGATATCCCGTTATTGTGGAAAGGTGATCCAGAAACCTTTTTAGACAATAATGCCATGCGGCTAGCAAGCCTTGAGATTGGTGGCAACAGGGCAACAATGGAATTGGCCCAAAGGATGCTAAAAGAGCAAGAGGCTTGGGTAAGAGCGGTAGGCGGCGCAGTAGAAACCAACTATGCAGGGCTATCAGTAAGGGCCGCAAAAGAGGTTAATCAAGCCGTAGAAAAAACCATCATTAAGAATAAATGGCGGCCACTGGATAAAATAGACACAGACGGTGACTATACTGGTGATCTTGCCAACTGCTACGCCTACCAACAGCATGGCAACGTGCATATCAACGTGGCATCAACTCAATATGGTTCAGCACGGCACTGGGCAAATCGCAAGGTAGCAAGTAATACCCGGAAGGCAGCACAAAGGCAAGATGCATCCCTTGCATTGAGAGAGCAACGCAGAAAACTCAAAGAGGCTGAGGAAGAATTAAAGCGGGCCGGATTAAGTAAAAAAGAAATAGCCAAAGAAATTAAAGCCAAGCAGAAAATGGTTACTCTGCGTGAGAAAAGTTTTAAAGAGGTGCAGAGCGGCCAATGGTCTGTTACTAACAGTATTCAAGAAACTATGGTGCATGAGATTGGCCACTATGCGCACCGCCGTTATGGTTTCATGGATGAGGAAGCACTAAAGGTGTTGGCTAAACCTTGGAATATCAATAAAGCGCAAAGACACGGTGCATTTGATAATTACAGGCGCAAATACAAAAAAAATAGATGGGCGGCATCATACGAAACACAGGATGATGGTTGGAAATTAAGCCAATATGGTGCCACAAATGACCATGAGTTTTTTGCAGAGGCTTTTGCTGATTACATAATTAACGATGGCAAAAACCTTTCCCCATCTGTCTTTAATTTGGTGGAGGATGTTATAGAGGCCAATACAGTATTTCCGCATATCAAAGGTGCTGATGTATGGCATACAGAGCAGTTCCTAGGTTTACAGCACAGGGCATTAAAACAAAATAAAAATCCGGAGCCGTTTAAACATAGGGTTTTACGATATATGGTAGAAATTGTGGATGGAGTACCCAGACAAAAACAATGACAACTTTTAACGATGGCATTATCAGTGAATCAGACCAGTGCATCCAATGTTATTGGTATGTTGGGTTTCTTAAAGGGCAGGGCTTGGTGTGTTTTGCCTATCCTCAAGGAATCCCCGCAGAAATTATGGATGGCACAGTTGACCACAGGCAGCCCTATCTAAATGACACAGGGTTGCAATGGAGGCTAGACCCAGACTATGCAAAAATTTTGGAGGATTTAGAGAATGATAGCAACATTGAACGGGGAAACATTACCAGTATCTAGGCAGAGAGTAGGGGTTGTCTGGTGTCCATTTTGTGACCGCAGCCGCCAACTTGAGATGGGCTATAACTGCGATGGCTGCGGAGCAGCTTTTGAGGATGCGCCAGTTGCGGAGGTAGTGGAAACAGTAGAGGCCGCCCCTGAGAGTGAGACTGCCCCGGAGAGTGAAGAAACCACAGAGGGTGAGCCAGAGCAGCCAAAGCGCAGACGCCGCAGCCAATGATCTGTTACAGGTGCGATGCAGCAGCCTTGGAGTTAGCAGCTCTCTGGCCTTATGAGCGGGAGTTATACCCCGCTATAGGCATTGTGCTGCGTCAATGCCAGCATTGTGGGTTAGAGCAAAACCATATGGGAGATGATGAGCCAATTGAGCCAAGAGAGGCAGCCGAAACCGCCCCGGCGCACCAGAGGTAAAGGCAGGGTTATCAGGTATTTTGAAGATAAGGGGATAGACCCGCCCAAGCCCTGCACGGTCTGCGGGGGTGAGACTATCTATCAATTTAGACGTTACCGCTGCATAGATTGCGGCCAAGAGTTTTAAGTAGAGGTGTGAGTTATGGCAGGGAAAGGCAAAGGCATGGGCTACGGAAAAAAGGGCCGGGTTAAGACCGGGCCGCCCAAAGATAAGAGACTTAAACCCAATAAGGTCAAATAACCACTATCCCATCAGCTCATTTATGTGATAGAAAAAACATACCGCACCCGGCGGGTATAAGTAGGGGAGGAATATGACCACTGACAACATGGAGCCAATTGAAGATGGGGCGCAGCCTCAAGTAGAGGCAACAGTTGCCGCAGCAGCGGCAGACATAGCCCAACGCACGTTTACCCAAGATGAGGTAAACCGCTTGCAGGGGCAAGCTCGCAGAGATGAGCGGGCCAAGTATGGCGATTATCAGCAGCTTAAAGAACGGGCGCAGAGGGCAGATGAATTGGAGGCCGCACAGTTATCAGATGCAGAAAAGATGGAGGCAAGGGCCGTTGATGCAGAACGGCGTGCCGCAGATGCGCAGGCTCAGATAGCATCTACCATGATCGCAGCAGAGGTAAAGGTGAGGGCTGGCCAAATGGGAATTGTTGACCCGGATGCAGCGTTTTTGCTGCTTGATAAAAGCAGTGTTTCTTACGATGCAAGCTCAGGTGTGAGCGGAGTTGATGATGCCCTAACCCAACTTCTAGAGGCTAAACCATATCTCAAAGGCGGTAGCCGCACTCCAAACATTAACCCGGAGGGAGGGGCGGCAGCACCCGTAATCAGGCTGACTGATGAGCAGCGAGAGATGGCAAGAATGATGGGCATGAGTGAAGAAGAATATGCCCAAGGCTTACAAATCTGACCTGCGGTTAGAACGCATAAGGAGCAAACAGAATGGCTGCTAATGGCTTTGAATGGAGATATAACCTGAGCGGCGGCAGGCCGCTTATTCTCACTTTCTTGATGAAAGATACAGAAACTTTAACCCGTGGCGATATGCTCAATATTGAGAGCGGTGAAGTTGATCTAGCTGCTACTGGTGATGTTGCCTTGGCTGGCATCTTTGTGGGGCCAGAAAACCCAGATGATGCCGTTGATGGTAAACCCGGCACAGTAAGCGGCACAGACAGCACCACTGTAGTTAAGTGCTTAGTTAACCCGGACGCCGTTTATGCGGATGGGTCTGACTCAAATGCACGCTTGGCGGGTGCCACTCTTGATATCAGCGGGGCCACCGGGGCGCAGACGGTTGCAGCGTCCTCAAATACTGAATTTGTAGTAGTGGAAAGAAAACGGCAATCCAGCGATGAAACTAGGTTGCAGATTGCCAGCACTAGCCATTACTTGGCCAAGGCCCAATAAGGAGAATTAAATGCCTTTAACAAGTGGCAATTTTGCTGACCTACTTAACCCGGTATTAAAAAGAACTTTTGACATTGGTATGAGCCGCCCACAGACCATGATGGAAATGCTTTTTAAGGTGGAAACATCCACCCGATATGAAGAGCAGTACCAAGGACTTGGGGCGCAGGGTTTGGTGCCTCCATTTGACGGCACCGTGCCTTACGTTGACTTTGACGCTGGCTACCGCATTGACATACGGAATTATGAATTTGCGCAGGGTCTACAGATTGAACGCCGTCTGCTTGATGATGAGCAGGGCGGGCAAATACGGGCGAGAGCTGCCAACATGGCTGACTCTTTCCAAACCACTATAGAAACTGATGCTGCCAACGTATTTATCAACGGGTTTACCGATAGCGGCACCAACCGAATGGGTGCCACTACTAACGGCGCAGACGGTGTAGGGCTTTTGAGTGCTGCGCACCCATACAGCCCCGCCAATACCAACACAACTCAATCTAATGAAGGCACTTTGGCTCTCACGATAGATAACCTTGATACTACCCGCCAAGCCATGCGCAACCTCACTGATGACAAAGGGCAGCTCTTGGGAGTCAATCCTGATATGCTGCTAGTTCCACCAGAATTGGAGCGTACAGCCACGCAGCTAGTAAGTGAGCGGGCTATCTATGAGCCAAACAGTGCTGAGTTTGACGTTAATATGTTCTCAGGCAGATTTAAGCCTGTGGTATGGAATCGTCTAACTGATTCAAATGCGTGGTTTTTGATTGACTCCGCATTGATGAAACAGCACCTCATTTGGCAATGGAGAATCCGGCCAGAGTTTAGCCAAGCCGATGACTTTGACGGTTTAACCGCCAAATTCCGGGGCTATATGCGTTACGGCGTGGGCTGGACTGATTGGAAATGGATTTATGGCCAAAACCCTAGTTAACTAAAATAAGGCAATAGCTGGCGCAGCCAAATGGTGAAGTTAGTCCTCCGCCTATTATGGCTGCGCTGGTTCCAAATTGATTAGGAGGAACTGGTTAAATGCCTACTAATTTTCCCACTGGAATATTAAGCCGTGGAGTGCCTGTAGAGGGCTATAGCGGCATTGGCTCCCCGTTAATGACAATGGGGAATATCTACCATGTAGACTCAGGCGCAGACACGGCAGATAACGATAACGCCGGAACTAATCCCAAGCAGCCTTTAGCTACCCTTGATGGAGCTATTGGTAAATGCACCGCCTCTAACGGCGATGTAATCCTAGTACACCCCGGTCACGCTGAAAC